CCCTACCGCGCGCAGGACTTCGCCCATCTGCTGGCGGCCGATTTCCTCAGCCTTGACGCTCTTGTTTCGGACGTTGAGGTTACCGAACACAACCCGCCCTTCATGCGCAGGGCCGTCGATCCGCCAGCGGATCTTGATGTACTGCCCAGTGCCGTCCTTGGTCGGACGAGCGTCGGCTTCCTGAATCGTTGCGGTATACCAGCCCGGCGGCACCGGGTCGTAGGACGACTCCCGCACTGGGAGATCGTTGAGGTCAATTGCCATATCAAGACGTGCCATTTTTATTGCTCCTTAGCTTCGATGGTATAAGACGGACGGCCTGGCTTGGCCGTGATCGCCGGGGAAAGAAGTCTGGTCGTCGTTTCGGGATACGACTTCCAAAAGTTCATGTTGATTTCTGGCTTCCAGCGGAAAAGCCGCGACAGCTCATCCGTCAGGTCGTGCTCCGCTGCAAGCTCCTGCACCTTTTCGGCATCGACCTTGCGATCGATCCTGCCGGTGACCTTGACGGCGTAACCGTCGACCTCAGGCCGCAGGGTTCCGTCCAGCGTCTCGGCGATCTCCAAGCGCCGCGTCAGTTCGTCCTCAATCTCGCGGCGGTGGTCGGTCGCCGCTTTCTCAGTGGCTTTGCACTCGATCCAATCTGAACAAAGTTCCGATGTCGACATATTGTTAAATTTCACAGCTCGCCTCCGATCTTCTTGATCAGTGCCCCAAGATCCGGCTCTTCCCACATATCGAGCGCGCCGCTTCGGTCCTTCGCAAGCCAAGCGCCGTCGGGCTGGCACTGCAGAACCCGGACGGGGTTGCCGTCGGCGTCCTTCTCGACGCGCAGAGCCAGTACCTCGTCGAAGAAGTAAGGCAACATCTGGCCGGTTTTATTGCCGGGCATGCTGGGCGCGTAGAGGATCTTGCCCATTTCGTCCTGCGACTTGTCCAACTTGGCCGACATATAGACGTGCTTACCCGGCAGGTCGCGGAAGGCGCGAATGAGATCCGCCATCTGCTCCTGCATCGCGCCGTATGCCTGGCGCGGGTCCTTCGTTGCCTTCTTCTCGGCGTTGAGAACGACCTCGGCGATCTCGCTGATTGAGTCGAGCGCGACGGACTGGTACGCCTTCGCTTCGTCGCTAGAAAGCAACCAGGCGTAGGCTTCGTGCAGGTCGTTGATGTTGCTGATCTCAATGAAAGGCAGATCCGCCTGCCGGATTGATAGCAAACCGGCTTCTGAAGAAAGGATGATCGGGTCGGGCAAGCTCGGAATGAGCGAGGTCTTGCCTGCGCCTGCAGCGCCGTAGCAGAGCAGTTTCACGCCGGAGGCGGCGATGCTATTGGTTCGTTGAAGTTTCATTCGACTTCTACCTCTTCAATGTCCACGCCCTCGTCGCTGACCATGTACGTGCGAACAGTTCGGTCTTTGCTCCAGTACGAGCGAAGCTCAATGTGGCCGTCTTGCTCTGCCTTTTCGCACCAGGCCGACAACATGTCGGGGGTGATGTAGCCCAGGTTGCTGTATTCGTTGAGCCAGGCAAGGATTTCGCGTGCGCCGGTGTCGTTGATTCGTAGCATTTGTTTTTCCTCTTCAGCCCCTTCGGCGAATCCGTTCGGGCATGTGGACATCATCCCGGTTTCTGTTTAGCATGTCAACACCTAAATGCTTCAACAAAAGGTAAATCATTGATGACAACAGACGAGGCAATCAAGTTCTACGGAACCAAGAAGGCGCTTGCCCAGGCGCTCGACATCTGGCCGCACGTGATCAGTCGATGGGGCAAATACCCGCCGATGGCAAGGCAGTACGAACTGGAGGTCAAGACCAGGGGCGAGCTGAAGGCGGACCATGAACACAACTGAAGCGGCGCTCGGCTACGCCGCGCTCGGTTGGCGCGTTCTGCCCATCCTGGCCGACAGCAAGGCGCCTGCGACGCAGCATGGCGTGCATGACGCCACGACCGACGAGGCGCAGTTGCGCGCGTGGTTTGAGCATTCGAATCACAACATCGCCATCGCAGCCGGTCGGGATAGCGGTATCGTCGTGTTCGATGTCGACCCGCGCAATGGCGGTGAGGACGGCTGGGCTGAGTGGCTCGAGAACAACGGCAGCCTCGACGAAGGCGCGGTGCAGCTCACCGCTGGAGGCGGAACGCACCACGTCGCCATCTATGACGAATCCATCCGCAGCTGCAAGCTCGCCCAGGGCGTCGATCTGCTCTCCGACGGGCGTTACTTTCTGGTCTATCCCAGCGTCATCAACGGGCGCGCATACGAGTGGGAAGCATCAAGCGATCCGTTCGACGGCGTTGCGCCCGCGCCAGTTCCGGCACACTGGATCAGCGCGATCACAACCCGCAAGCGCGAAGCGCCCAAAACAACGGACGGGAATCTGATCACCGGTAACCGCAACAGCGGCTTAACCGCTCTGGCTGGCGCTATGCGGCGGCACGGCATGACGCAAACGGAGATCCTGGCTGCGCTCCAGATCGCCAATGAGGAACGCTGCGAGGTGCCGCTGCCGTCCTCTGAGATCGCCCAGATTGCGCGGTCTGTCAGCCGGTACGAACCTGAGTGGGACTACGCTGCCGACGTAGCTCTCGGCACGGAAGCGGTCGAAAACATCCTCGAGGCTGAGCGGGCGAAGCGCGCCGACTACTACCTGACCCGCGCGACATCCTATCTGTCACAGCCGACGCCAATACGCTGGGCTGTGAAGCGATGGATACCAGACCAAGGTCTGACCATGATCTACGGCGAGAGCGGAGCCGGTAAGACGTTCGTGCTGCTCGACGTTCTCTGCCATATGGCAGCTGGCATGCAGTGGCAAGGCCTAAAGACGAAGCCGGGCGTTGTCGTTCTGCTCGCAGGCGAGGGCCATCATGGTCTGCGGCAGCGGGTGGCCGCATGGTGCATGCATCACCAGGTCGACCGCCTCGACAATCTATTGATCGCCAATAAGGCCATCGACGTCGACTCGCCTGCCGCTGCTATCCAGATCCTGCACGCCGTCATGGAAGCCACCGACGAGGAGGTGGCGTTCCTCGCCATCGATACTGTCAACAACCACATGTCCGGCGACGAGAACAGCGCGCGGGACACGAGGATGTTCTTGAACCAAGTGGCGGTTGTGTCATCAGCCCTAGGCGCAGGCGTCGCAATCAATCACCACGTCGGCGTGGCGGCAGAGGCCAAAACCCGCGCTCGAGGCTCCAGCGCGTGGAAGGCGTCGCTTGATGCGTCCATTCTGGTCACGAACGACGACGGCGCGATCACTGTAAAATGCACCAAGATGAAGGATGCAGAAGAGCCGGAGGAGATCTACGGAACGCTTACGCAAGTCGCTCTCGGGTGGTTTGATGACGACGGAGAAGAAATTAAAGGCGCGGTATTTGCTGCGACAGAAAAGCCAATAACTAACAAGACAACATCAAAGATAGACCAGCACCGGAAGCTGTTCGAGAACGCCTGGTTCGCCAGCGACAGAGAGGTTAAAAAGGGTTCGCCTTATTTAGACCGAATGGTTTTCATTGAATATCTAATTAGCCAGAAGGGATTAACTGAGCAGTCGGCGAAGGCTTACGCAAAGCCCAGCCAGAAGGGCAAACCGATCTCTGATTTAATAGATGCAGATATTATTGAGGGGTTCGCGAACGGCTGGATTGTAAAGCATGATTACCATGCTAGCGCCATGATGGTCAGCGGGAACTAAGGGAACTTTTGGGAACTGTTCCGGAACTGTTCCGTTAGGCAAAGGCAATTGGCCGGGAACGAACGGAACTATACCTTAGGATAGTTCCCAGTTCCCGCCTGTTGCGCGGGGAACTGTTACGATGAAGCAACGAGAATGAGGTAGAACGTGGGAAACGAAAACGCCAACTCGCGCCAGCACGGCGGAACGCACTACATCGACAGGGTGGTGCAGCCGTGGGATTATATAGCGGCTAATAACTTGGGTTTTTTTGAGGGCAATATAATAAAATACGTCACGCGCTGGCAGGCCAAAGGCGGCGTCGCCGACTTGGAGAAGGCGCGGCATTATTTGGATAAGCTAATCGAGATATCCAAATGAATATAAACGTCAAATATAAATTAACGGACGAATTAATACCTTATGCGCGTAATTCGCGCACGCATTCCGATGATCAGGTGGCGCAGATCGCCGCCAGCATCAAGGAGTGGGGCTGGACGACGCCGATCCTGGTCGATGAGACCGGCGGCATCATCGCGGGCCACGGGCGGCTACTGGCGGCGCGTAAGCTGAAGATGGAGCAAGTGCCCACCATCGAGGCCGCTGGCTGGTCTGATGCACAAAAGCGCGCCTACGTCATCGCGGACAATAAGCTGGCGCTGAACGCAGGATGGGATGAGTCGCTCCTGGCGCTTGAGTTCGGTGAGCTTGAAGGGCTTGGGTTTGACGTTGAACTAACCGGGTTCAGCGCGGAGGAGATTGCGGCTCTGACGCCAGAGGAGGTTCCAGCGGCGCTTACCGATGAGGACGAGGTGCCGGAGCCGCCAGAGGAGCCGGTGACTAGGCTCGGAGACGTTTGGCTGCTTGGGCGGCATCGGGTGATGTGCGGGGACTCGACGAGCGTTGATGCCGTTGAGAAACTGATGGATGGTAGTCACGCACAGTTTTGCTTTACTAGCCCACCATACGCCGACCAGAGGGAATACAACGGCGGCAAAGAATTGAGCACCCAGCACCTTGCGACGTTTATTCGTGCCAGCAATGGGGTCTGCAATTTTTTTGCGGTAAATCTCGGTTTGAGCAGGAAGAACGGAGAAATAAACACTTATTGGGAAGACTACATAGAAGAAGCACGTCAATGCGGCCTTAAGCTAGTGAGTTGGAACATATGGGATAGATCAGGAGAAGGCGGAAGCATCGGAAACATGACTGCACCGTTCCCGATCAATCACGAATGGATTTTTGTTTTTGCGAATGAGGCACCAAATTTAAGTCGCACAATTCCAAACAAACACGGCGGGAAAGGAGTTTCCGCAACAATTCGCGGTGCAGATTCTGAATTTGCAGAACGCAAGAGCGTCGTCCATGAATTTGGCAAGCTTGGCACCGTCTTGAAATGCGGCGTCCAGAGAGGCAAGAACGAGCACCCGGCGATGTTCCCGGTGGAACTCCCACAGAGTTACATTGAAGCATGCACAAACAATGGCGGCATCGTTTATGAACCGTTTGGTGGAAGTGGAACGACGCTGATTGCATGCGAAAAGACCAGCCGCGTCGCCCGCCTGATGGAACTCGACCCAAAGTATTGCGACGTCATCATCAAGCGCTGGCAGGACTACACTGGCAAGCAAGCAACACACGCAGAAACTGGACAACCTTTCGCGGAGGTTAGCAATGGCAACAAAGAAGCCTACACTTGAAACTTCGGATGTAAAAAAGACAAACGGGCACGGCGGAGCGCGTCCAGGCGCAGGTCAGCCGCCGTTTAAGCCGACTGACGCTGAGCGAAAGCAGGTCGAGGCGCTGTCAGGGTACGGTTTGCCTTTCGAGCAGATCGCGGTTCTCGTGCGCGACGGCATTGACGCCGACACGCTGCGCAAGCACTTTTCTCAAGAGCTGATGTCCGGCAAGGCGAAGGCGAACGGGCAGGTCGGCAAGACCCTGTTTCAGAAGGTCATGGCCGGCGACACCGCGGCGGCGATTTGGTGGAGCAAGACACAGATGCGGTGGAAGGAGGTTCAGCACCACGAGCACACGGGCGTTGATGGCGCTCCGATTGAGATCCGAAAGATCGAGCGCGTGATTAAGCGTTGAGCACGCTCCAGATCCAAACCCCAGAATGGGGACTCCCGTTCCTGCAACCGTCCCGCTACAAGGGCGCGCATGGCGGACGAGGCTCTGGCAAGTCGCACTTCTTTGCCGAGATGGTCGTCGAGGCGCATCTGATGGACCAGCGGCGGCGCACGGTCTGCGTGCGTGAGGTTCAAAAGAGCCTGGCGCAGTCGGTCAAGCGCCTGCTAGAGCTCAAGATTGAGCAGATGGGCGCGGGCGCGTACTTCGAGGTTCAAGAGTCGGTCATCAAGTCGAAGCACGGCGACGGCTTGATTATCTTCCAGGGGATGCAGAACCACACGGCGGACAGCATCAAGTCGCTTGAAGGCTACGACTGCGCCTGGTGCGAGGAGGCGCAGAGCCTGTCGCAGCGCAGCCTGGACCTGTTGCGTCCGACGATCCGCAAGCCAGGCTCTGAGCTTTGGTTTACGTGGAACCCATCGCAGGCGACCGACCCGGTAGACGTGCTGTTGCGCGGCCCGACACCGCCGCCAGACGCGGCGATCGTTGAGGTCAACTTTAGCGACAACCCTTGGTTCCCCGATGTGCTGCGCGCCGAGATGGAATACGACCGGGCCAGAGACCCGGAAAAGTATCAGCACGTCTGGCGCGGCGCTTACCTGACGAACAGCGAGGCGCGCGTGTTTCGCAATTGGAAGGTCGAGGAGTTCGAGGCACCGAAGGACGCGATCCATAGGCTCGGCGCAGACTGGGGCTTCGCTGTCGACCCGACCGTGCTGGTGCGCTGCCATCTGGTCGGCAGGACTTTGTACGTCGACCACGAGGCCTACGCGCTGGGTTGCGATATCACGGCGACGCCGGATCTGTTCATGTCGATCCCAGAAGCCGAGAAGTGGCCGCTGGTTGCCGACAGCTCCAGGCCCGAGACGATAAGCCACATGCGAAAGAATGGCTTCCCGAAGATCACAGCCGCAGTGAAGGGCGCGAACAGTGTCTCGGAAGGCATCGAGTGGCTGAAGTCCTACGACATCGTCGTGCACCCGCGCTGCCAGCACGTCATCGACGAGCTGTCGCTCTACAGTTACAAGACGGACACCTTGACAGGAGCCGTGCTTCCTGTTCTGCAGGACAGAGACAATCATTGCATCGATGCGCTAAGATATGCGCTCGAGGGCGTCCGCAGGGCGCAGGCTGCGCGGCCAGTCGCCGAGGTGACGCCGCTGGCGGTGGCGAATCGCTGGAGATAGTGCATGGCTCGAATCAGTAAAGAGCAGCGGCTGCTTGACGTACATACCGAAGCGCTCAGTCGCTTCGACGACATCCAGTCGGCGCTGCGAGATGAAAGGCTTCAGTGCCTTCAAGATCGACGATTCTACTCGCTGTCGGGCGCGCAATGGGAAGGGCCGCTTGGCTACCAGTTCGAGAACAAGCCGCGCTTCGAAGTCAATAAGATTCACCTCGCCGTCATTCGGATTATCAACGAGTACAGGAACTCTCGCGTCACGGTCGACTTCATCGCCAAAGACGGCGCGACGAATGAGAAGCTCGCCGAAACCTGCGACATGCTGTTCCGGGCAGACGAGCAGGACTCGACGGCCGAGGAAGCCTACGACAACGCATTCGAGGAGGCAGTCGCAGGTGGCTTCGGAGCCTGGCGGCTACGATCGTGCTACGAGGACGAATACGACCCAGAGAACGAACACCAGCGCATTCGAATCGAGCCTATCTTTGACGCTGATAGTTCAGTCTTCTTCGACCTTGACGCCAAGCGCCAGGACAAGGCAGACGCGCGGTACTGTTACGTCGTGCATTCCGTCACGCGCGAGGCCTACAAAGAGGAGTGGGGCGACGACCCGTCCGACTGGCCTAAGCTGGTGCAGCAGGTCGAGTTCGACTGGGACACGCCGGACGTGGTTTATCTGGCTGAGTACTACCGGGTCGAGGAAGCGTCCGAGGTCATTCGGACCTTTAGGAACATCGACGGCAGCGAGGAGAAGTATTCCCAGAGCGACTTTGAGGCGGACGACGAACTCGAGGAGACGCTGGCCGCTATCGGTGCGGTCGAGGTCAAAAAGCGCAGCATCAAGCGGCGTCGGGTCAGGAAGTACATTCTGTCCGGCGGAAAGATCCTCGAGGACTGCGGCTACATTCCTGGAACCTGCATTCCTGTCGTGCCTGTCTACGGCAAGAGATGGTTCGTCGACAACGTGGAACGCTGCATGGGTCACGTTCGTCTAGCCAAGGACGCGCAGCGACTTAAGAATATGCAGCTGAGCAAGCTCGGCGAGATTAGCGCGCTGTCCTCCGTCGAGAAGCCCATTCTGTTGCCAGAGCAGGTCGCTGGCCATCAGGTCATGTGGGCTGAAGATAACATCAAGAACTACCCGTACCTGCTGGTCAACCCGATCAACTCGCCTGACGGCACCCAGCAGGTCGCCGGGCCTGTCGCCTACACCCGCTCGCCTGCGATTCCGCCCGCACTGGCAGGACTGCTCCAGATCACCGAACAGGATATGTCGGACATCCTCGGCAACCAGGGCGAGGCCGATAAGATCGTCTCGAACATCAGCGGCAAAGCCGTTGAGATGATCCAGCAGCGGCTGGATGGCCAGACGTTTATCTACATGAGCAACTTCACCAAAGCCATGAAGCGCTGCGGCGAGATCTGGCTTTCGATGGCTCAGGAGATCTACGTAGAAGAAGGCCGCAAAATGAAGGGCGTGGCGGTCACCGGCGAAACACAGCCGCTGGTGCTCATGCGTCCGAAGATCGACGAGGAGACCGGCCGGATCGATTTCGAGCACGACCTATCCGACGCGAAGTTCGACGTGGTTGCAGACGTTGGTCCCAGCTCTGCCAGCAAGAAAAGCGCGGCTGTGCGTGCGCTCACTGGAATGATGCAGATCACGAGCGACCCAGAGACGCAGATGGTGCTGCAGGCTTTGGCGCTTATGAACATGGAGGCCGAAGGCCTGTCAGACGTTCAGGACTTCTTCCGCAAGCGCCTGGTCGGCATGGGCGTTGTGAAGCCCACCGAGGAAGAGCTGGCAGAGATGGAACTGGCAGCAGGCCAAGGCCAGCCGCAAGACCCGAATGCGATCTATCTGCAAGCCGCAGCAGAGGAAGCCGTCGCCAAGGCCGAGAAGGCGCGCGCGGATGTCATCGATACGATCGCGGATGCGGAACTGAAGCAGGCAAAAACGGCAGAGGTGCTGGCAGGAATTGGCGTCGAACCCGTGGCTGCTTCCGCCTCCCCTCCCTCGGCCACGCCTGGCGCACCGGCCAGCACTTCTGCCGTCCCGCCTGCTCCGAATGTCCTCGACGAGATCGAGACCGAGAAGAAGCTGCTGCAGCTCGAGCAGCTGCGCCTTGAGACCTCGCTCAAATTCCGCGAGGCGCAAGCCAAAGAGGACGAAAAAGAGCAGCTCGAGAAGCTGCGCCAAGCGGAGCTATCCGTGCAGGACGCAGCCGAGCAGTTGGTGACGGCGAGCCAGGACATCAAAGCAACAATCGACGCGCTGATCCGGTCCAATGAGTCGACGGCGAAAGACGCCATTGAAGCGATCAAGCGGCCGAAGCGAATCATCAGAGACAAGGGCCGCATCGTCGGCGTGGAGTAACAAATGGCACTTCAGTATTCCGTAACAGTTCGTAACGCCAAACTTGATGCGGTCGAGACCGCTATCGGCGCTTCGGCTGTACTAAAGATCCGCAGCGGATCTGCGCCAGCAAACTGCGCGGCGGCTGACCAAGGCACGGTGCTGGCAACGATCAACCTGCCGTCCGACTGGATGGATGCTGCCACCGGCGGCACGAAGTCGAAGGCTGGCACCTGGACGGACGCATCGGCAGACGCCACCGGAACTGCCGGTCACTTCCGGCTGTATGCCAGCGACGGCACGACCTGCCACGCGCAAGGCACCGTCGGGACCAGTGCAACCGACATGATCGTTGACAGCACGAGCTTCACGAGCGGGCAGTCTTTCACGGTCACTGCGTTTACCCTGACGGCGGGTAATGCGTGATGGATGTCTTCTTGATCAAAGACGGCAAGGTGGATAACTGCATCCACGCTAGCAGTGTGGGTAGAGCGCAGGAAGTCTACCCGGACCACATTTGCATTGAACGCACTGACGCGCTTCGTGGGTTTGGACCCGGAGACTTATACGATGGGACAAACTTTTCAAAGGCTCCCTACGCGCATGTGATCGTTCCAGTCACCCGGCTGGAGTTCCTGCGGCGCTTCACGCCTGAGCAGCGCATCGCAATCCGTGCCGCGACAGATCCTCTAATAATCGACGGGCGCGAGCTGCTTGACATGGCAAGCGATGTCTCGGCAGACGATCCTGACACCATCAGGTATGTGCGCTATCTGCAACAGCAGGGATTCATTTCGGCAGAAGATGCTGACCGTATTTTGGAGGTGTCGCAATGAGTCTTGGCGGGCCGGTAGTACACCAACACATCGTCGAATTTACGACCGCAGGCGTTTTGTGTGATGGAGTCCTTGATACTACAGACACATCCAGCCCTTTTAGCTGGACCGTCCCAGACGGTGTAACTCAGCTTCAGGTCTCTATGGTGTCGGCTGGCGGTGGCGGCGGGGGTGGTGGCGGGCCTTCGACCACAGCGGCATCTGGCGTTGGTGGCGGTGGTGGCGGCACAAGCGGCGGCGCACTTAATCTTTTTCCTTGTGTTGTGGTACCACGCTCTGTTTTGACGGTCACAATTGGCGCAAAAGGTACTGGCGGTGCTGTTGGCGGTGAGGTTTTAACCGGATCTAGCGGAACAACAGGCGGGGCGACCTCCATTGTTTGTACTACTGGGACAATGGTTCCGCCAAAACTTTCTATGCGTGCAGGAGCCGGAGGAAGTGGAGGACAAGCATCCACTACTACGTTTGCAAACGGCGGCGCCGGTGGCACTACTTTTGTTGGAGGCACCGGAACAGCCGGAGGAACAACATCAGCGGGCGCAGGTGCAAACGCTGGCGGGCAAGGACTGTCAAACACAAACATTAACGTTTTCCCAGGCCTAATGCAGCAAATCAACGGAGCAGGCGGCGGCGCATCAAGCTCAACATACACCGCAAATGGCGGAGCTGGAGGCACGCAAGTTTTTACTGTTCAGGCTTTGACAAACGCAGACGGCGGCACTGCAAATCTAGGTGGCGGGAATACATCTGGGACCGGGACTTCTGCTGTTTCTCGCGGAGCAGGCGGTCACGGCGGTCCTTCTGTATTGGTCCAAAAAGACGTTACTGACCGCGGAGCCGGACAAGGCGGCGGAGGTGGAACGACTGCGGTAGCTGGCACAAATGCTGACTCTGACGCTTATGGCGCAGGTGGTGGTGGCGGTTCTGGCGGCGCAGCAGGCGGCGACGGTGCAGATGGTTATCTTGTAATTACCTACTGGAGCGCTGACTAGTGGCTATCTCAGAAGCATTCAACGGCAGCGCCTCGATTGGCACGACTGAGTACGACTTGCCTAGCGCGAGCACGACCATCTCTGCACAGACGACGGACGGGATCTACCAGCTTTTTATCGACCTTAACGCACTGACCTCGACCGAGGAATACCGTTTGCGGATCTACGAAAAGGTCCAGTCAAGCAGCACGCAACGTGTGGTGCAGGAGGTCATCTTCTCGGGTGCTCAGACCACGGAGCCTGTATACGTCACGCCTGCGATTCTATTCCTTCACGGTTGGACGTTCACTCTGAAGAAGAACTTCGGGACTGACCGCACCATCAACTGGTCCATCCGGTCGGTTGCATAAATGATCTGGTGGGGGCCGCTACTTCAGGGCGGGGCAGAGCTACAGTCAGCAGCCGGTGCAATCACCGGCACGCTCAATGTCACAGAGGCGGATGACACCCTATCCAGCACAGGCGCGCTGGAGATCTCTGGCAGCCTCAATGTCACCGAAGAAGGCGACAGCCTTTCCTCGACTGGCGCTCTGGCGATCTCTGGCTCTCTGGCCGTCACTGAAGAAAACGACGCCCTCGCCTCCACCGGCGCGCTGGCCATCAGCGGCAGCCTATCCGTCACCGAAGATGACGACACGCTCGCATCGAGCGGCACTTCCGGCGCGACGGGCAGCCTGAATGTCACCGAGGAAGGCGACACGCTCACGGCCACCGCAACCGTCACCCAGTTGGTTGGCGGCGGCGGGATGGGCAAGCAGAAGCGCCAGCGCGGCTGGGCGAATGAACGCGCCAGGCTGGAAGCGTCGCTCCAGACCGAAACCGCAGCGCAGGAGGTCAAGACTGCCACCAAGATCTTGCGCGCGTCTGACTCTGAATCCGCACGACGGGTCGCCGACCTGGTACGCGAGTATGAATCCGCCCGCGCGACGCTGGAACAGCTGCGAGACGAGGTGGAGCGCCTGCGCGTCGAGACCGATCGCTCCGAGCGCCTGCGGGATGAACTCGAGACCGCCGCTAAGGTCGTCGAGATATTTGCTCAGGAAGAGGCCGAGCTGCTCGAGATCTTGGACATCATCGACGAGATGGAGTCAAGGGCGTTGCTGATAGCACTTGGCATTGCTGCGTAATATCAATTAACATTGATGTATGGTTTCCGCCAACCAACCAGGCGAGCACATGGATATCGAAAATCAGGCAGAAGAGATTGAACTCGAACCGGAAGCGCCCGAGACCGAGATGGTCGAGGATGTGGAAGAGGAAGAGGTAATCGTCTCGATTGGTGAGGAGTCGCCACCTCACGAAGAAGAATCGCAGCCCGCGCCACAGTGGGTTAAGGAACTGCGCAAGAGCCACCGAGAACAACAGCGTCTCATTCGTGAACTCGAGGCCAAGCTGTCCACTGCGGAGCCGAAACGGCCGCCGCTTGGGAATAAGCCGAAGCTCGAGGACTTCGATTACGACACTGACAAGTTTGAGGGCGCTCTAGAAAGCTGGTACGAGCGTAAGCGTGCAGTCGATGCCGAATCGGCGAAAGCCAAGGCGGCAGAGGAAGAAGCAGCGCGTTCGTGGCAAGCTCGGCTGGATGATTACGGCAAGGCCAAATCGGCTTTGCGGGTACGTGACTACGAGGACGCAGAAGCGACGACGCAAGAAGCGCTCTCGGAGGTCCAGCAAGGCATCCTGCTGCAAGGCGCAGATAACCCAGCTCTGGTCGTGTACGCAATCGGCAAAAACCCGAAGCGTGCAAAGGAACTGGCAGCGATCTCCGATCCCGTTAAATTCGCGTTCGCGGTTGCGAAGCTGGAGAAGGAACTCAAAGTGACAACTCGAAAGCCGCCACCGCCGCCGGAGTCGCCCGTTAAAAGCTCGGGCCGCACGGCTGGTACTGTAGACAATCAACTCGATCGCCTGCGGGCTGAAGCACTGAAGACGGGCGACCTGTCTAAAGTCTTGGCTTACAAGCGGGCCAAACAGAAATAGAGGACTGAAAAATGCCTAATGCATTCTCGAAAGAGGAAATCGTCGCCTTCGAGAACATTCTCGAGGGCTTCCAAGACGCACTGGTTCTGTCGCGCAACGTCGCGGTGTTCAACACCGACGCGACCACGATGGAACGCGCACGTGACACCATCTGGCGTCCGATGCCGTACATTGCGCAGAGCTTTGACTCGACCGTAGGCACCAGCATCTCGTCGAACTACGACGATATGACTCAGCTCAGCGTCCCGGCAACGCTCGGCTTCTCCAAGACCAGCGCTTGGAAGCTGAACACCAAGGAGCTGCGCGATGCTCTGCAGGAAGGCCGCCTCGGCGATGCTGCAAAGCAGAAGCTGGCATCCGACATCAACCGTTCTGTCATGAACGCCGCTGCAAATCAGGGCACGCTGGTCGTTGCGGTTGCTGGCGCTGCTGGCGACTATGACGACGTAGCGCTCTGCGACGCGATCATGAACGAGCAGGGCGTGCCGGATTACGACCGCTACCTGGCGCTCTCGACCCGCGACTACAACGGCCTGGCCGGTAACCTTGCAACTTCAACGCGCTCTTTTGGAAATGCAAAGTCTGACCGCGCCTACGAGCGTAGCTACGTCGGCATGGTGGCTGGTTTCGAGACCTACAAGCTCGACTACGCCAACCGTCTGCTGGCTCAGGCAACGACCGTCACGATCGCCACCAACGGCGCGCAGGTTCGGTTTGTTCCGCGTGCGACCACGACTGCAACCGCAGGCATCCTGAACGTCGACAACCGGTACCAGACCGTGACGGTTTCGACCACCACCGGCGTGCGTGCGGGTGATGCGTTCACGATCGCAGGCATCGAAGCCGTTCACCAGATCACCAAGCAGTCGACGGGCCAGCCCAAGACTTTCCGCGTGATCTCGGTTGACTCCGGCACGACCATGACGATCAGCCCTCCGATGATTGGTGCGAACAGCTCCCCGACCGACGCCGAGCTGCAGTACCAGAACATCAACGTGGCTAGCACGTCTGCAACTGCTGCGATCAACTGGCTGAACGACAACGCCTGTAACGTCAACTGCTTTTGGCAAAAGGACGCGATCGAGCTGTTGCCGGGCCGGTATGCTGTCCCGACCGATAGCGGCGCCGCAGTCATGCGCGCCTCGACCGACCAGGGCATCGAGCTGGTGATGCAGAAGTTCTACGACATCGACACCATGACGATCAAGTATCGTCTGGACACGCTGTACGGCGTGGTCAACCGGGCACCGGAAATGTCGGGCGTTCTGCTGTTCGGACAGTGATGTCCTGATCAGTTAGAATCTTGGGGGGCGCAATGCCCCCCATTTTTTTGGAGATGACGATGCCGCTCAAGAAGGGTTACAGCAAGAAGTCGATCAGCGAAAACATCTCGAAAGAGGTCAAATCAGGCCGCCCGCAGAAGCAGGCGATTGCGATCGCACTTTCGACCGCGCGTGATGCGGCCATGAAAGCAGGCAAGCCGAGCAAGGCACCGAAGGCGAAGAAGAAGTGAAGAAAGGTCTTTACGCGAACATCGCAGCCAAGCGCGAGCGCATCAAGGAAGGCTCTGGCGAGAAGATGCGCAAGACCGGCACCAAAGGCGCGCCTACCGCGAAGGCGTTCAAGCAAGCAGCAAAAACCGCGAGGAAAAAGTGACGTTTCCAAAACACGTATACAAATCACCCGGCCCGTATGCCAAGACATCCAGCCACCCGACTTGGGGTTGCGCGACTGTTGTTGACGAGGCCGACCTGGCAGAAGCTCTGAAAACAGGCAACTGGTTCGAAACCGTCGAGGAGGCGATCGAGGCGGCTGGTATCAATGCCTATCCGAAGCTGAAGGGCAAGGCGCGCGTGCGCGAGCTGCGCAAGCGGAAGGTTGTCGAGATCATGGATAACGGGCCGCCTACCCGTTCTGAGATGGAGATGCAAGCCAAAAAGCTCGGCATCGGCTACAATGCTCGGACGAGCGATCAAGTATTGCTCAGTCGGATCAGCGAGGTGATGAGGAGTGGCCTACACAAAACGGCAATTCGTTGAGGCAGCGCTGACCGAGATCGGCCTGGCGTCCTACGTGTTCGACCTGTCGCCGGAGCAACTGGAATACGCTCGGCGCAGGCTGGACGCCATGATGGCCGATTGGAACGGCAAAGGCATTCGCCTCAGCTATCCTATTCCCGCCTCCCCAGAGCAAGGCTCGATCAACGACGAGACCTTCGTGCCCGACAGCGCCAACGAGGCTGTAATCCTAAACCTTGCCCTTAGATTAGCGCCCTCGTACGGCAAAGCCGTCATGGTCGAGACGCGAATCGCAGCAAAAGGCGCATACGATACCGTTCTGCAACGCGCAACAGCGCCAATTGAGCAGCAGATGCCCGGCACCATGCCAGCAGGCGCAGGCAACAAATACTGGCGCGTTGCGGATGACCCATTCCTCGAGCCGCCGAGCGATCCTGTCGAAACAGGGCCGGAAGGCGTTCTGGAGTTTTACTGATGCCCACCATCAATCAGCTACCTCGCCTCGACTCGCTCGCAAGCGGTGACCAGCTGCCCGTCTACGCTACCGCGCAGGGCGATTCTCGGCGCATGTCGGTGGAGTTGCTGCAGGATTACATGCAGGACAACCTGAACCTGCCAGATAACTCAGACGAGGTGAACTTTCTACAGGCTGGGACCGGCGCGGTTACCAGGACGGTGCAGGCTAAGCTGCGTGAAACTGTATCTTTAAGAGACTTCGGTGCTGATCCAGCCGCTTCCGCAGCAGTCAACAACGCAGCAATAAATGCAGCTTTTGCATCTGGAGCAAAACGCGTCATAGCAGAGCCAAACGCTGTTTATGCCGTTAGTGCTCAAATCGCAATACCGTCCACGCTAGAATTCGACGGGCAAGGCTGCACGTTTAGTGTAACCATGCCTGCGAGCATTGTGTTTTTCCAAGTTTTTGCTTCTGCATCAATCAAAAACCTCACAATAAATTTCAACAATGGATACTGCTACATTGGAATTAACTTTCCTAATTCAAATCTTGGCTATATTGAGCTGACCAATGTTGCTGTTAAAAATGTAAACGACATTGCGACCACATACGGAACAATCCCGATAAACATTAATGCAAACGGGAATGAAATCCGTCTTGATGGCATCACGATAGAAAACATCACCAAACGAACAAACAACGATCCATTGGATCTTTTGGGCGGCATCGAAGGAATTTACGCATTCTTGCCATCGTCAACATCTGTTGCGCTTGGTGGATACATGCGCAACATTGAAATCAGAAACCTTCTGACTGTGAACTCTGTTGGGACTCAAGTTTACGAAGTTGCAAATGCTATCTATGTCGCATGTTTGCCCGCTTCTGACAATCGAGCAAGGCTTGTTATTGAGAACGTGCGTGGATATGACTTTGGAAAACGACTGATAAAGACACAATGCAGCGATCTGATAATTCAAAACGTCTATGCTGAAGCAATAAACGTTATTGCACAGGAGGCATTGAGCCTTCAGGATCAAGAACCTGCGCCTCCGGCAGTTGTGGCCAGATCGTATAACGTCAAAGTCAAAGACGTTGTAATCCGAGGGAAAATGCGCTACGGGATTGTTTCAAGTGTTAATGACGCGCTGATTGATGGTGCCGATATTGATATTTCACTAACCGGCACGAATTCTTTTTACGGCAACAACGCGCTAGGAATTGGTCTCAGCGGCGATAGCACGACAATAACAAACAGTTTTGTTAGCGCAAAGATTTGCTTGTTTATTAGCCGAGAGTATGGAACCTATGCTGGAGATTTGAAAAACCTTCTTATTTCAAACTCAACTTTTAAGACAAATGAATCTGGGTCGCTGTTTTTAGAGTTTTCGGCGGCAACAACAATTGCGTCATTAGAGTCTGGTTTGTTTAGCAATATTGTTTTTGATGCTTCTGATTTCCCTGGCGGAAACACGGTTCTTGGTAATTCAACAAATCAATCTGGATTTGTCAGCTTTAACAACTGCGTATTGATTGACAACGACGCCACAACCAACGGCGGCAGTTATTTTACTTTTGACAAATTCAAGACAATAAACGTCACCGGCTTCACGCACTTAAACAAGAACGCAACAAGTCTTATAAACAGAACCTTCCGCGTTTTTCGCTGCGGATCTTTGACTCTTGCGTCTCTTAATTTACAGGCCAAACCCAACTCGGCATCTATTACGACAGACACGGTTGACAGCTTGATTGTGTCCGGCATGTATGTTGACCCTGCAACCACAAACGCTATCGTCATGACAACGACAACGGCATCTAGGCTATCTGGCGTTAATCGCTCGAAAGTCTCTTTTAACGATGTCGCATCAAGACAGGGGTGCTTGTTTGCACCGGAGTTTTCATCTGGAACGACTGCGCAGCGCCCATCTTCTGGATTGATCGCCGGACAGCAATACTGGGATACCACATTGGTAAAGCCGATCTGGTGGAACGGTACAGAATGGAAAGACGCAGCAAACACGACGGTGTGATAAATAACCCATTAACCGAGACCCCTCCCCATGCCCACCATCAACCAGCTATCAACGATCGGCGAAGTCACCTCGGCAGACACGCTCCCAGTGTTTGACGAGTCGAACGGCGACGCCAGGAAGATGTCGGTGCTGCAGTTGCAGGACTATCTGGAAGAAAACCTGAATCTTGCGGACGTTGACTTCCTGCAAGCAGGCACCGGCGCAGTCGAGAGGACTGTGCAGAGCAAGCTCCGGGATGTGGTGTCGGTGAAGGATTTTGGGGCTGTAGGAGATGGCGTAACAGACGACATTCTGGCATTCACGAGAGCGCTTGCAACGGGCAAGGACGTTCTGGTGCCTGAAGGAACCTACAGGCTTGCGCCGACGGCGGTGCAAACCATTGCGAATTTGGGCGAACAGCTTATTTATGGAGAAGGAACGGCGACACTAAAGGTCGATCTTGCATCGAGCATTCAGCTTTTTGCATTTTATGGGCCGGTATCTCTAGAAAATCTTTCTGTTGATTTTAATCAAAAGTCTTGCCTGATTGCATTTTCTTGGGCACCAAACGTTGGTCAAATTAATATCAGCAACATTCGAGTATTCAATCTCAAAGATACAAATAGCTCAACGTCATCTATAACTTTCAGAATCTCTGCTGCTGGGAACACCTTTGACATTGAAAACATAAAAGCGACCTCGATGCTTAAGCGAGGAAACGGCACCATCACGGATGGGCCTGGCGCTTACAACATGATTTACGTGCTCAATGATTCCGCAAATGTCAGCACAAAAGGATCAATTCGAAACGTGTTTGCTAGTGAAATTCACAATATAAACGCGTCAGATCAGATCATTTTTGAAGATACTGCTGTCATTTTTATCGCAACCCACGGCGACGACAAAGAAAACAACGTCGTGATAGACGGCGTGCATGGTTACAACTTCGGCAAAAGAATAGTAAAAACGCAAGCGTCTAACGTTTCAATTTCAAACGTGGTTGGCAACGTTACAGCCGAAGACACATTGTGCGTTATTTCTATCCAGCAGGACGCGGCAACATATGGCGTTAAGACTGGATGCTCCGCGACCAACATCGTTGGTTACGGGAAGATGAACTCAGTGATTGAATGCAGCGCGTTGGGGTCAAAAATAAATAACGTTGTCGGACAAACAACGCCAAGCTCAATTGCCGGTGGGTCTGTAAACGACGCAAATACGTTGATCATCGCAGGAGACAACATCGTTGTTGACGGTGTTTGGTCTAACTCTCAGAGAGACATTGCAATCGGAACCGACGTTCAGATAGTTAAAAATCTGACACTAAAAAACGTGCACTTGGTCATCGGAAGCAGCAAACCTTACGGCGTAACCATTTACAACAGAAGCAACACATCAGGTTTTGATGGAATTTTGATTGATGGTCTTACAGCAACAACAAACGCCGATGTTTCACAAATTAACGGGCCGGTTTGGCTTGTTGATTATTTAAACGGAACAACCAAAAAAGGTCGAAACTTAGCGATAAAAAATGTTTTTATACAATCAAGCACAACAACATCGACTTCTGGTTACGGAGTGGCGTGCAGTTTTGTAGAAAATGTTTCAATCGATACTGTAAAATATATTAATTTGAGCGGTGGTAGTCATCACAGGGGTGTTATTACAACTTCCTGTAGCAATGTAAACATATCAGATGTAACGGTTGAGGGAGCAATTCAAATTGGTGTGCAATTGGTCACCTGCACCGGAAGAAACACTGTTAGCAAGGTTTATAGCTCAGGCGCTACGACTGCCGCCGTATTTAATACAAACTCAAGCGACGTAACCGTCATGAACTGCAACACCACGCAAGTTAGCGCAGCCACAACGCCTGCGTGGCAAAACTCCAAAATGACCGTCGGCACAACCGCTAACAGACCGACCGTCGGACTGACTCCTTATTTTACACAATACTTCGACACAACCATCACCAAGCCGATTTGGTGGGACGGTAGCGTCTGGAAGGATGCTACAGGCACAACCGTATAAGAGACCCCATAACATGCCCACCCTAAAACAGCTCCTTCGTTCCCGCACCGTTCTGTTCGCAGTAGCGGTCGCGATCCTTAGCGTCTTGCAAGGATTCGTCTTTGCACTGCCATTGCCACCTGCCGGACAAGCCGCAGTTGGTTGTATCATTGCTGTGGCGGTGGTTTTGCTAAGAGCCATCACGACCGAGCCGCTCACGAGGAAGTAATCCATGCCGACTATCAACCAGCTCCCGTCTATCGACGAAGTGTCAGGCGGCAACCAGATCCCGACCTATTACTCAGGCGGCGGTGATGCGAGGAAGATGTCGGTCAATCTGCTGCAGGACTATCTGCAGGACAATCTTAACTTCCCGGACAACGCTTCAGAAGTAACCTACAACCCCGCAGGCACCAGCGCGGTGGCGAGGACGGTGGAGTCGAAGCTACGCGACGTTGTGAGCGTTAAAGACTTCGGGGCGGTTGGGAATGGCGTGGCGGATGATACGGGGGCGATTCAGGCGGCGATTGATTACGTCTACGGAATCGGCGGAGGAACTGTTGCTGGAGCATTGAACTGCAAAACAACCGCCACCTTGAAAATGGGTAAAAATGTTATTTTTTCAGGTGGTTCGATTGTATGTTCTGCAACCAACGTTCCAATTATTCAAGTAGACAAAGACTCATTAAACTTTTTTTGGCAAATCAAAGACATGACGCTTGCGTATGCTGCGCAGCAAACTGGGGCGTCTGCTGCTGCAATCCAAATATCAACAACCGGCAAGGTTGCTTACGAGTTTTTGATTGAAAACATTTTAGTAGACAAAGCGACATATGCGATTTATCTGCCAAACCTGACCAGTTGCCGCGCTTTTTTGGGGAGATTTGTAAACATTAACGCTAACAAATGTTCAGGAGCGGCATTCACAATTTACGGCGATCTATCTGGCGGAGCAAATACAACGCTTTCATTTATTGACTGCTGGTCTGTACAGACCGTTGGGTCTGAAATTGCAGGCTCTTCGTTGTGTGATATCAGAAACACGCAAAACGTATACATAAACAACTTGGCCGGGGATCATCTTCAGGGAGCAACTCTTGCAAAGTTTGTTTCTTGTAGCGCCGTTATTGACGCGATGGCTCTTGAGTCATGCGACCAATCTGCGTCGTCTGGATTGCTTAACACCTACAATTTTAGCGGCGGAAATTATGTTGTTGGTACGCTCACAACGACAGATAACAACATCAATATCAGCGGATCCGCAAGCGCCTCTATGGTTCGTGTTGACAGCAGCGCACAAGTAAACATTGGGTTGCTTGAAAACAAAAACACAAGCGTCACTGACACCAGCTCGGACAACTACTACACAGTTTCGATAGACGGCACCGGGTTTGTTAGAAACGAGCAGTGGAAATCAACTGGATATACTCCTGCAATCAGCACAAATGAATTTGCAGCAAACGTCAGGAAGCGCGTTGAACGGTTAAACGGAATTGATTACACGCGATTCGAGGGCGGAAAGCTTGTTATTTACGGAACAGCCGCTCCAACCACCGGCACTTATGCTGTTGGTGATCAGCTGATCAACACTGCTCCAGTGGCCGGAGGCAATGTTGGCTGGGTCTGTACAACTGCAGGAACACCCGGCACTTGGAAAACATTTGGTGCTATTTCTGCGTAAGGATTAACCCATGTCCGAAATCGACCTTATAAAATTCGGCCAGCTGATCAACCAGGTAAACACGCTTGAGGCGCAGGTTTCTGAGCTGCAGAGCGACATCAAGCAGCTTCTGGCGCTGGCGAATAAATCCAAAGGTTCGTTCATGGCGGGTATGATGCTGGCAAGCATCTTCGGGGCCGGGGTCACTTGGACCATCAACTTTTTTCGATAGAGGTCTGATATGAGCGTAAATAATCAATTCAGCCAGCGGGTTGGCTCTAACCAAGTCACGACGCCTGGGGCTACCAGTGCGAGCATCACGCTAGCCGCTAACGACAAGGCCGTTCGGCTGGTGAACTCGGGCGCCAACATCTGCCACGTGCGGATCGGTGAAGGCTCGCAGACGGCCACGACGGCCGACCTGCCGGTGCGCGCGGGTTCCGAGATTATCGTTCGCAAGCGCGACGGCGATGTTACCCTGGCGCATATCTCTGCCAGCGGCACGACGCTGCACGTAGCGACCGGCGAAGGCGGGCTGTGAAGAAAGACCCGCGCCTCGAGCGGGCTGGTGTCGCTGGCTACAACAAGCCGAAAAAGACACCATCCCACCCGACAAAGAGCCATGTGGTCGTGGCCAAGGTCGGCGACGAGGTGAAGACTATTCGCTTCGGCCAGCAGGGCGTCTCAGGCTCTCCCAAGAAAGAAGGCGAGAGCAAAGCGGCGAAGGCCAGGCGCGAGTCGTTCAAGGCGCGGCATGCGAGCAATATCGCGAAGGGTAAGATGTCGGCGGCGTGGTGGGCGGATCGCGTTAAGTGGAAATAAAACAAAGTGGTGTATAAATAACCATGCCGCAAATCCCCGTAATTCAAGGCATCTACACCGACAACACGCCCGACCTGCGCTCTAGCTACCCGGTTAACCTGGTTCCTGTCCCGCGAGAGTCTGGTATCTCGTCGGGCTTCCTGCGGCCTGCGGATGGTCTGGTGTCGAATGGCACCGGACCCGGCACTGATCGCGGTGGCATTGAGTGGAACGGAACACTCTACCGCGTGATGGGCACCAAGCTGGTGAGCATATCAAGCGCCGGTGCTGTCACTGTCTTGGGCGACGTTGGTGGTAGCGGGTACGTTACTTTTGACTACTCATTCGACCGGCTGGGGGTTGTTTCGTCAAACAACCTTTTCTACTGGGATGGAACGACACTGACGCAGGTCACAGACCCAGACCTCGGCCCTGTGCTCGACATGTGCTGGGTCGACGGTTACTTCATGACGACTGACGGCACCAGTTTGGTTGTGACGGAACTGACCGACCCGACTGCGGTTAATCCGTTAAAGTACGGATCTTCCGAGATCGACCCAGACCCGGTCGTGGCTCTGTTGAAGCTGCGCAACGAGGTCTACGCGCTTAACCGGCACACGATCGAAGTATTCGACAACATCGGCGGTGAGTTTTTTCCTTTCCAACGCATCGATGGCGCGCAGATCCAGAAAGGCGCCATCGGCACGTTCGGATGCTGCGTGTACCTCGAAACGGTCGCTTTCCTCGGCAGCGGCAAGAATGAAGCGCCAGGCATCTATCTCGGCGCTAACAGCACCGCCACCAAAATATCCACGCAGGAAATAGACGAGATCCTGCTCGGATACACAGAGACGCAGCTCGAAGGCGTAAAACTCGAGTCGCGCAACGATCGCTCGCATCAGCACCTATATATCCACCTTCCAGACCGGACGGTCGTATACGACGCGGCTGC